TACAGCTTTCTCTGCTTCTTGTTTTGCTTGTAATGCAGTTCTTAAACTTGCTGTTCGTTTTTCCCTAAATTCTTTTTTCTTTTCCATCAAAGCCTTTTCCATTTCTTTGATTTCTTCAGCTAACATTTCCATTTCGTTATCCATTTTTATACTCCTCTGCTATTTCTACATATGCCACTTTTCTTTTTATTTTAGCTTGTGACACCAAAGATGGTAACTCTTGTAAAGTTGACCAACACTTATAACGATAAGAACAAAATGAACAAGTTGTTCCTAGTATTTTATTACCTGTAGGTTTACCACGAAACACTTCTTCTTTTTCTTCATAACATCTAGCAAACTTGTTTTTATCAAGTTTATCTATAGTATCTTTTATATAGGATACCTCTTTATCAATGTCAATACCTTTTGATGAAACATACTTAAATTCACCATTGGCTTTATTAACAACCCACCAACCACCTGCTTTTTTATTTGCAGCTTTTGCATATCCAGCTAATTGTGCAATATACCCAAAAGAATCATTTGCTGCTAAAGTTTCAAAAGATTCAAACTTATTTTGATAAGACCAATTAGATGCTGATTTAATGTCATCAATAGAATTATCAATAGATAAATCATATGTTCCATCAACGGATGTATTATCATCAAGTTTAAGTGTAACTTTAGATGAGTTTTCATATTCAACTCCTGCTTCTTTTAGTATGCCTTTAAATGTTGCTTCAATAATATCTCCAATCATCATGTTAATAACAAACGTGGTTGGTTTAGGCAATGCTTCATTAGGTTTATTCTTTTCAAACCACAGTTGACAATGAGGTCTACCAACATTAGACATTCTAATTTTAAACTTATCACGTTTTGTGTTACTACCAAATTGTCTAGTTAAGGTTTCTTCTATATCCTTAGAAACTTGCTTTATTGTTTCTTTAGACATAGAAGATTTACCATTAACTGCATCTTCAAGGTATCTTGCAACCTTTATTTCAGCAGGGTGATTCATTTTATATTCTCATCAATTTCAATAAATCCCTCTACTGTTTCTTTATCTTCGTGGCTTAACTCCTCTCTCTTATCAGAGTTATGTTTATCCCATTCTTTACAGACATAATCATTATAATTTTTTATCCAATCTATAAAACTAGAAAATGTTTTTTCATCTTCTTTAGAGATATTATGGATAGTGTCTGTATTGACTTTAGATATAGGGGTATAATAACTATTACCATTATCCATATCATGCTTTGTTGGAGAAGATAAAAGTATATTATATTTTAAAGGAAAACTCTTTTCTTCTTTAAAGAAGTCAAAGTTTTTACCAATAATATTAAATGCTTGGTTTGTGCTAATTTCCCATATAATAGGTGTTTCAATTCTATCTACAATCTCACCTTTATTATTTAAAGGTTTCTCCATTGTTAGAATACCAAACACAACTCTTACACGTTTTATTTGCCTAATTAAACTTTGCATATCGGCAGGCAAAGATTGAAAATCTTCCATATATCCTATAACAGGTTTACCACAATTCCATTTTCCTTTATTGTCTTTTAAATCTGTTTTAAGATGTTCTGCCATTACAGTACGGTGAAACTCACCCTTTGGTTTACCTTCTCCAACATTAGAATGCGACACATATCTACTGAGCATAAACCTTTGTAAAAAAGGTCTTAGAGTTACTTCTTTAGAATAAAAAAACTCTGAAGAATCTTCCCCTACTACTTCTAGACGATACATTCCACCTTCTATCACTTCAGCATTAGTCATTTTACCATTGACTTCTACTTGACCCATAATAGGTTGATTCCACAATCTAAAACGATTTAGCGTATTTGTTCTCTTTTTTGTTGTGCCTACATCAAGACCCATCATTCTTGCCATATCGCTATAGTTTGTTGTATCTATTGTTGTTAGTTCTGTCATTATTTTACTCTCCTTTCACTAGTATGTTTGCGAGTTATATCACATAATTTCTTTTGTGTCAAGCCAATTAGAACCTATTTTAGATTCCAGTAACAAAGGTATATTAAAATCAATATTATAGAAAGTATTAATTATGTTTGTCATATTATTATTAATATCCTTTATTATATAAAGAATTTGTTTTTCTTCTTCAGGGTGAATGTCTATCACAATAGAATCATGCACAGTATTTACGATACAAGATTTCATATTTTCTAATCTTTCATATATCTTTGTAAGAATTAAAGGAACAATATCTGCTGTAGCAAAACTTTGTACTGGATAATTCTTAATTTGTGTAGCATTAGAAACTTTTCCACTAGGAAACCTTCTAACATCTGGAAAGCTAAATTGTCTACCTGACTCTGTAGTTATTCTTTTTTCTGTGATAGCTTCTTTAGCCAATCGGGTATGCCAAACTCCGATTCCTTTATATTTTTGTGTAAAGTGGGTATAATATTCTGCTTCGGCTTTTGACCTACCAAATCCTGTTGCTCCATATAACGGAGCAAAGGTATGTGCTTTTGCATCTTGCCTAGAAGTCTTTTGCCCTGCACCCGTAATGATATTTGCAGTATAACTATGTACATCAAAATTATTTTTAATCTCATTCATTGCCACCTTATCTTGTGATAAATAGGCAGCAGTGCGAAACTCTAACTGAGCAAAGTCAGCTTCAAGTATCTTGCCACCTTTAAATCGTGATACAAATACTTTCTTTACAGGAAATGTACCACCTCTAGGCATATTCTGCATATTAGGGTCAGCACCACTAAATCTACCCGTTGCAGTTCTATGCTGTAATAATCTTACATGAAGTTTATTATCACTCTTTACATATGAAGATATGCCCTCTACAAAAGAGGATAAGTATGTATCTAGTGCAGATAATCTTTCTATATTAGATAAAAAATCATGTATATGTTTTGCTGATTTATTATGTTTTACATTTTCTTTTAAAATTTCTAAGTATACTTTATTTACACTAAATCCATTTGCACTTACCCACTTTGAACTAGGTGGACTTAATTTAAGTCCTGCTATTTCGTTTGTAGAAATTTGTAAATATCCTAAACCATCACATTTTTTACAAGTAGGCTGTTTTGCATAAGGCACACCATCTTTTCTAACTTTGTATTCTTTCCCATATCCTTTACAAAATTCACAATGCACTGCTTTAGTTTTATACACAATATTAGAATTATCTTTAATTGTTCTGTTAAATAAATCTTTTGCCATGTATCTATCAAAACAATGTGTCCACATAGTTTTATCTTTTGGTTTACGACTATAAATTATCCAAGATAATTGTTCTGGGCTGTTTAAATTAATAGGCATATCTCCCATTAACTCTTTAACCATTACTTTAAGTTTGTTCTCTATGGTTTTCTTTTCATTAACAAATTCTTTTTTAACTTCTTCTAGTTTTGATAAGTCTACAGAGAAACCTGTTTGATATATTTTTGCTAAGATAAAAGCAACTCTATTTGTAAGTTCTACAGTTCTCATTAAACTAGAATATTCCTCTGTATTTAATTTTAATATTTGCTTTTGACTTAACTCTTGTGTTGCTCGTAAGTCTGCTTGTAAATACTCTATCAATTCTACTCTAGGTATTTCATCTACGTTTAATCCCTTCTTAAAATATTCTTTAAGAGTATCTTGTTTCTTTGTATCTAATTTATTTCTTTCAGCACAGGCTTCAAGAGATAATGGTTCTTTAATACCTCGTTGAAGCACATACTCTGCTAACATAGTATCAAACACAGGACCATCATACTTAAATCCACACTCCCATAACCAAACTAAATCATATGCAATATTATGACCAATTAAAATAGTTGCTTGGTCTAATAACTCTTGTAACCCACAAAAATTATTCTTTTCATCAAAGATATAATATGTGTTATCTTCTTTCTTTGCACCCACTAAAACTAATCTATTAGTAGGTTCAAATGGGTCAAGATGTTTTCTATCATCTCGTTTAGTTACTGTGTTCTCAACATCTATTGTAAGTTTCATATTCTATACTCCTATAAAATGTATGGCAGTTGATAATATACCTAGTGCAACGATAAAGATAACGATAATCTTTAGCACTA